TAATAATCTGTAACCTCTTTTGCTTCACCGTATAATTTAAGCGATTGTATAGCTTCTGTAAAACGTTGTGCATAATTTTGCAACACATCAGGCTCACCCTTCATAAATGTATATGCCTCTAAAAGACTACCATACAGCAAAGCGTTGGGAGCATTGGTGCTCAACCATGTCGAACCAGAATCCGCTCCTGCTGTTAAACTACTAGGCCTGTAATAATAGTGTAATTCAACTGCAAATGTGGAACTTGGTGTGGGAGCTACGATAAAATTGTCTACGTCAAATTGCGCATAATATCTTGGCAACCCCGTTGTAGCAGGGTTAGGGTTAAACTCTTGAACAAAATTTACATCTTTAAAATCTAAAAATACCTTTTCACTGCTTGCGTTAGTAAAGCTTAGGGAAAAGGGTGAAAGAAAGTCAGTAGGACACGCTAGAAACTGTGAGGATGTAAACTGTGCAGAAGCGTTTTTTCTGAAAAAACTTAGTTGTACATTTTTAAATATACGCTCTTCTGCAATAGTAATAAAATTAGAAAGATTGTTTACAAAAGTTGTTTCTGTGTTTTCCGTATAATCTTGTATCGCTGTCTTCAATGTGGCAAATGTAAAGCTCATGTTGTCACCGTAACCTCTCCAACCGACGCAATAGCGCGTATGGCTACACCTCTTTCTGGAAAACCACCGGGACCAACAGAGACAGTTAAAGGCTCTTTTCTATCCGGTCGAGCATCTTTTAAACCGATGGCATCCACTACAGTTGGAAAAGGCTCAAGCTGTGGCTGTTTTGCCTCAAATTCATCCTTACCAACAAGAGATCCATTCCACTCTTTACGCATATCTTTGTACTTATATCGAAAACCTGATCTATCGGATATGGCGTAAGCGTGTTTACCCTGTGCAAATCTAGGCATTACGAGCTCCTAAAATATTCATACTGAGGCACAACGTTAAAAGAAGCTCTATCTCTGTCCTCAGTCATCGCTCGTTGAAACTCCTCTTCGTATACTGCTTTGAGCATTTGTGTTCTATTAGGCGCTCTTTTCATACTTATATAGTAGGCAAGACCTGCTGCCAAACATGGGAAAAATCGAAAAGGCATATCCATGGTATTGATAAAAGTATCTGCATCATCCATACGAGTCAGAGCGTCAAATATAATGGTATCTGTGCTGTTTTCTGGAGTAGGCCATATTTTTAAAACCGGTGTAATCTGTCTGTCCAAGAAGAATTGATTAGGTCGTCCTGTTGTGCTTTTAGTGGGTATGCCCAAGTATGTAGACCTACTTATGCGTTCCATGGCAAAGTCTGTGCTGCTGCGTCGTACAACAACAGACAAGATATCAATTACATTTGTATTTAAATTATATGTTGCTGTTCCAGAGGTAAGTGCTTGTGTGGTTTGTGTTATCGTCCACTGATTAAGACCACGATTAGCCCACTCCGCTAACATAAGATTAAGAGAACGCTTTGCAGATTTAAGATCGTAACCTGTTCTGACCTCTAACCCACAGCGTTCAAACGCCTCTTCGATGTACTCCGCAACGTCGAGTTCAAAGTCTGTGCTATCTGATACGGCCATTTACTCATCCTTGTTTGCGTACATATTATCAAAAATTTGGTTTACGTCCAACACATAATCTAAATCAGACTTGGAGTAATGTATATGTTGCGATGGTTTAAAGTCTGGTGGGCCATCACCAGTCTCGAACCATGCCGGATGAGTAACACGAACACGGTTATTTGGCAAGGCTACAATATTACCTGTATAGTCCCCGGCATCTAACAAGGTAAGAACGTGACTTTGCTTATGCTGTGCAGGGTCATCGGCAATCTCACTTTCGGTATAATCAACAGTAAAATGATATTTAGCAGGGTAAAATTCACTACCTATCTTTGCCATCCACGGACAAGGCGTTGCTCTGTTTAAGGTATACACAGCATGATGGTGAGAGGCACAATCCCAAGGCTGTGCTAAGTATGTCTCCATAGGATCTGGCCACCCCTCAAAATCAAAATCGCCAACCAAGGCAGTAATCGGCATACGCGCCCACATAGCGCCACCGTGCACATTCGGCTCATCGTCATCATTCTCACACCCAGTAAATATTACTTGAAACGACAAACACCTATTTGGCATTGTCGTGACAGCGATAGCCATCGCGTGCAAAAACTCACCATGATACTTCTCATGGTTGTGTGTATATTCTCTACGCACCCAACATTTAAAATGCGGGATGTTACTTTGTAAATACGGCAAATTTAGGCCTTTTTAGTATCCTTTACTAACTTCATTCCTTTTTTCTTAGCTTCGGCCCGTAGTTGTGCGATTGTCATTGTTTTTCTGGCTGCACCACCCTTACTCATCATTCTTGGCTTTACATTGCCACCCTTTTTCATCATACGAGGTTTAACGTTGCCACCCTTTTTCATCATACGGGGCTTAACCTTACCACCTCTTTTCATCGCATATGTTTTCTTTTTTCTCATATCTTGCTCCTAAGTATATAAAGTTTTCTTACGTCTGTTGGACATGACTGCCCCACACCCTCGTGCGATAAATCGTTTACCTTTTAAATTTACATCATCTTTTTTAACTTTACCACCTTTATCGTAACCTAAAGGCAATCCTTGCAGTTTTTTGCCCGTCACTGTAAAAGTATCTCTAACCCGTCTGCTAACGTTTTTAAGAGGCATAGTTTTGTCTAAGAACTGAGAATAACTTATTCTTTTGGACGTATAGTCATCTATGGCTTTTATATATTTTCTTTCATCTGAATTATACGCTTGCCCCATTACCGAATATAACCCCCATTACCTAAACGCACTACAGCCTGTTTTGTATTTTTAACCACTGTTTTGCCTTTTGCGCCTGCACGTTTTTTCTTTTTAGCGGTAGCCGCACGCTCTTTTTTACTCAAAGACTGCGCCTTACTACGAGGCAAACATCTATCAGGATTTTTTTTATCTTTAGAAGTACCACATTTACCTTTGATCTTGCCGTCCGTACCAATACGAACCCAGTCTTGTTTTAGCCATTTTTTAAGTTCGCCCATTATGCTTTCTTCTTTTTCTTTTTACCTTTTGCGCCTTTTGCGTAATTAGGATCTTTACAATATTTACTTGCCGCTAAGTTTGCGTAAGCGCTTGGGTATGTATCAAAAGTGCGTTTAGCCCATGCCTTACCTTCAGGACAAATCTTACCGCCCTTTTTCATTTTGACAACACCACCCTTAGCCATCTTAACCACAGGACACGCCCCGCGCCCTAGATTTACTTTACTTCTTGATTGCGGCCTGCTCATATCTTGCACTCCTTTTAATAAAGTCTTCCCACAAAGGTTTTAACATTTCATTGTTTTGTTCAATCTTGACAGACATCACGGCTGTGCGCTTATCTACACTAATGAGCGTCACGGTCATCCAAGTAATCGCACCCAAAGATAGCGTGGTAATACTACCCACTAATGCTTGCTTAATTAACATCGCCATCTTCTCCTTGCCTGCCGTAAGCGACTGTTTGGATTTTTAGCCGCCTTTGGAAACTTTTTCATCTGTCCGGCGCTTCGTGCACAAAATGACTTACGCCTTGCTTTTTCTTTTGCTGTTAAGTTTTTCTTCTTAGTAACAGCGGTTTTTAGTTTACTGCCCGGGTTATCGCGTCTGTATTTTGCAACACCGGCGGCAGTCATTCCCGCCCCAGACTTTGTGGAGCGGAAATACTTTTTAGTTTTAGGCGGTTGCTTATCTCGCCTACGTTTAGTCATAGTTCTTACGCATCATCAGAATGACGGTATACGTATCTGCACTAGAGTGTCCAACTGTTGTGAAATCAATATCGCCAGTCACGCCAGACCCCGCATTGTTTTTAAGGCCACCAAACTCACTGTAGTCGTGGTGACCACTTTGGTTTTCACCTAACTCTATTATAAAAGCATCCGATGTAGCATCAAAAAACATTCTAACTTTCATGCCAATGCACTGCCACCATATCTTATCTATAGTAACAGAGGTGCAAGTTTGACCATGACCGTTAGTGTTTAGGGCACTAACATCAACCTTCTTTACCGCAGATTCACCGGTTCCATCTGAAATGTTCGTAAACTTCATCACAAGTGTTTTGTCATTATCGACAAGCGTTTGTGAGGTTACTGCATCAGCCATGTTACCCTCCTAGAATACTGAGTATTCTAATTCTACTGTAAATCTTCCCGCAGTTGCGTCTGCATTAAGTGTTGTTGTAGCGGCTGCATACAGATGTTTACTTGCAATAGCTACTGCCACATTTGGTTCAAACACATGAAAATTTCCGGCAGAATTATTGAAGTTTATATCAATCTCTGTAACAGATAGAGCTGCTGACAGTGTGGGTGAAAAAGCAGCTACACCTGCACCAACAATTTCTGTACCAGAAGATACCGCTGCGTTAGTCGCTGTACCAGAGGTAGCACTTAGCTGAAGAGATCCAACAAGAGTTTGACCTGCCGCAGTGGTTATACCTACAACAGCTTTATGAATAAAAAACTTAGTAGCTGTTACCAAATCATCAGGGTGATCGGTATTAAGTGTTCCTAATTCAACAAGAACATCTCCATCAGCATATTGTGTGCTTGTGTCTGTTCCGGCTAATGTACCTGCAAATGTTTGTATTTTTCTGGTTCCCAAAGAAATAAGCTGACCTGTTGAATTTACAGAAAAGCCTGTTTCTGTAAAAGCACCTGTGGCACTTGCTTTATTTACTGCTTTGAAACCTCCGATCGCACGTACTGGACCGGAAAAAGTTGAGTTGCCCATGTTTATCTCCTTGTCTTGGCAAATGTCAGTTACACCATGTAACTGTCAAGGTAATTTAATTATACACAAAAAAAAGAGGGCGACAAGAGTCGCCCTCAAATATTTAGGTTTTGAAGGAAATATTATGCGCCCGGCGTACCGAACACACAGCGCCAATCTGAAACACCAAAGCTATAACGCTCTCTAGCTTTGAATCTCATATTGCCGGTGTCAAAGTCACCTTCCATGGCTGTTTTAATCGGTGCACGATTAAAGTATTTAAAGCCATTTGGTGCATCTGTTTTAATGAAGAACGCATCCGTATCTGTTAAGAAATGGTTTACTACAGCACCTTGTGGTAGCATACCCATGTTATTGATAGCGTTTGCGTCATTGTCAGATGTTCCCGGTCTTAGATTAGAGTTCAATACTCTTTCAGCAACAAACTGAAGCTCTTTTGGTATGATAAGCTTCATACCTCTAACAGCAATCTTTAGACCTCTTTCGTCGGTTAGACCGGCGATGTCGATCAACATCTGCTCCAATGAAGTTTCATTAAGATCAGCAGCAGTAGAAAGCAAGTTTCTCTGGTTGCCGTTTAATGATGGATGTGAAGATGAACATAAAGCAGCACCGTCACCAATCGCACTACTTGAGCTAAACGCATTGTTCAGGATCGCAGCAGCTTTAATCTGCTTTGTCTGAGCCATGGATCTAGCCAAAGCTTTTGTGTATCGGGACGCTAATCTGTCGTAAAGATTATCTTCAATAGCTTCCTCTGTAATAGCGAAAGCTAGAGCGATTGTCTCGTGAGTATAGCGTGCTGTAAAGGTTTCCTGCGCGGAGTCAAAGGAAACAGTGCTTCCTTCTTCTTTTGTTGGCGCTGTACTGAAACCTGCGAGCATCACCTCCTCTTCAAAGGCTCTGTCCGAAGCCTCTTCATCAAAGATTTCTGCGTGTTCATTTTCGTATCTGTCGTACTCAAGACCAAATAAGGCGTTAAGTCCGGGTTCTAGCTCTTTTGCTAGTTGGGCTCTACTAATTGCAGACATAACTTAACCTCCTTATATACCGGTGTTCGCTGCGGTGCCTACGGCGGCAGCAAAACCAGAGTTGAATGGAGCGTTTAATCGCACTATGTACTGATGACCAACGGCAGAATAATCCGTATTGCCTTCGTCTTCGTAAAGACCAACAATACGAACATCTAATCCTGCGGTTGTTGCGGCTGTGCTGATATCAAGCATATCTGTGGATCTACCTGTGTTGGTAGAGCCATCGTTTACACTTGCCATATCACAGTTAGCAAAAACATCAGCTAGAGCAGTCGCTCGATTAGTGTTTGTTCCATCAGCAACTACAGTATATAGCTGCATTGGATTGTCATATACAAATGCCTTGATAGGAAAGTTTGTATCGACGCTTACGTTGTTACTACCCGGCCAGTAGTTTTTAAAAGTTGTTTTCTTTGTGCCAGAGTCAACAAATTCACAACCATAAAAAACACCAAGGGGAGCAACAGCCTGATCTGTAATGGTAATGACACCCGCCGCTGTCGGAATTACAATACCACCTTGGTAAATCGCATTAGTATTATTAGATGCAATCTCATATGTGGTTGTACCAGTAGTATTATAACCGGCACCTGTCATTCCAATAGGACGAAGACCATAACCTCCAGTAAGACTATTAGCCATTTGGGCCTCCTATTAAAAAAAGTTTCATTTCTGTGAACCTCCAAAGGTCACGCGAGACTGACGATCAGGTTTACTGATTGTCATAGTTGAATGTGCATTCTCTCTCATCATGTCCTGATCCACTGCGGTCATCTGATCTGCGTTCCTTTGTGAAAAGTAATCAGTTCTTTCGGCCACGGTTTCAACAGGTATCCGAGCAAGAAGCAATCCTCCTACGCCAAAAACACCTTCGTATTTACCTGAATCAACAACAGGGGCTTCAAAATCTGGATACTCATCCTTACGGACAAGCTCCCAACCCTCTCTCATTTTTGCACTGATATTCTTACTATCATTGAAACCTCGAGTTTCTGCTCGTATCCAACGATGCTTAAATCCATCAGGCGCAGGTGGTGCGTCTAACATAGATGGGGGAGCCCATGGTTTACGCCTAACCGACTTCTCCCTAGTTGTTTCAGCGCGAGAAGTTCGCTTCACAGTATTCTCAAACATTTCATTTTGTTCTTCAGCCATTTAACTTACTCCTTCACGTATTTCGCGTATTCTTCTAGTGGCACACCCAATTTTTTAGCTATTGCAACTTGGCTAGGGGTGAGTCTAACCTTTTTACTACTACTGCGCCCAGTGGTTGTGCGGGACACGGAAGCTACCGTCTGAGCGGGTCGTTTGCTTCCCCCGTTAAACTTATGCGGAAACTCTGTCTGCACTCGTCTGTCGAGTTCAGTATAGTACTCATCGGAGTTCGGGTCAAACCCTTCTTCCTCAATTAATTTTTTATGAATACCAAAAGCTGCATATGTCATTGCTTCATCCTGCCCAAACCAATCGTTTTTAGAGGCCCATGCTTCAGCCTTTGGTGATGGTTTTCGTGCAGGTTGTTGTACTTGTTGTTGCGGTTGGGGCTGCTCTTCTTGTTGTTTAGCCAACCGCTCCTGTTGTTGTTTAGCCTGCTGCGCTCGGTCGTTCTCAATCGCTAATGCGGTAATTTTACGTTGCGCCTCAACAACAGCGTTAGTGTCGCCTACTTCCATAGCCTTAGCCATCTCCTGTTCGGCTGCCGTCATCTGAGATTCTACCCGTGTGCTATACTCGGTTACATAATTTGTGTCCAGAGTATTCATACGGTTTCTAAGTTCTGTAGACTCTGCCTGCACTTTTTGTGCATAATTTATTGCTTCTTCGCGTTGACGTTCCGCCTCACGCATCTTTTTGGTTAAGCGATCAATACGTTTCTGTGTTGCAGACTCCGCTTTTTCAAAGTTATCCGGTTTCTCGGCCTCGACAGCCTCCACCTTCTCTTCTTCTTTTTCTTCTTGCTTTACTTCTACTTCAGTGTCTTGCTCTTCTTCAAGCTCAAGTTCTATTTGTTGCTCTGCCATTATTTACTCCTAGAAATGTAAAATGTCTTCGGGCTCGAGTATTTTTGCAAGGATCTCGTCGTCATTAAGTATCCTTACCTCGCCCCCATCTATTTTAAAGCGTGACCCGGCATATCGGGCAAACATAACCCAATTTCCTGCTTCACACCATGCCCCTGTAGGAAACTTTTCTTTGTCCTTAAAAGCTAAGTCTCCAACCTTTAATACATACCCAACCTGTGTAGATACGGTATTTTCTTCGACAACTTGGTCCGGTAAGTAAATACCGCCCTCTGTTTTGCCTTTACCTTTGTAGGGTAGAATTAAAAGTCGCCACCCAGTCGGGGTGGGCATTCTTTCTAAAAGTGTTGAACTTAACGCCTCGGGGTTTAAGACTTTGTCTTTGGCCTCCACGTAGGCGTCGGCTACGGTTTCTTTATTCATTTAAACGCTCCTGTTTATCTAGCAGGCTCTTGAGTTCCTGTTCCACATGATTTAGGGCAGATAGATTGCCCATCATCTCACGATACTGATCCATATTTTTTATCTGGTCAAAAAGTAATTGTTCCTGCACAAAAGACTTACGGTCATCAATTATTCTATAAATGGCCTGTGCCAGTTGTACTCCGTCCAAAATTTAACTCCAGATAAGACTTAATTTAGTATTATGCGAAAATATAAGGCTTGTCTAGTTCTTTTCGAAGTGCGGACCATCGATGAACGGACGGCGGCCTTGTGAGCGACGTAGGTCAATATACGCATTCATGGCCTCTTCTGCCGTGCCCTCCCAGTCACGAAGGTCATCTATTTGCCATGCGGCGCCCCACCTAATTTTAGTACCTGTACGCACAGCCGCCTCTTTCATAGCATCGGCTATCTCATCATAGACCTGAATTTCCCAACACGGCGCTCCGTCTTGGTACGCCATTAAATCGACGGCGTGTGCCGTGCCATCATCTTGTAATAAGTGCTTTGACTTCATAGTTTGTGAGCGACCCGTGGCTACAAGTTTCTCTTGTTCTGTAATAGTTCGGGGTCCATAAATCACGCCAAAATCGACGGATGTCAGCTCAATCGCCTTTTTTACTGTCTCGACCAGATCGTTGCTTACGCCCTCCAGTTTCGACAGACTCCTGTTTGATAGTTTGAATGCCATCTTGTTTCTCCTGCTTTTTGTGGACAAAATCAATCCACTCTTTGTTCATATCATAGAAGTATTGACAATATTTACAACGTAAACTTCCGTCTACGTATTCCATATCGTGGCCACAGACATCACACTTGGTGGAGTCTATTTCTTTTTCCTCATATTAAAAAGCTTAGAAGCAGACCGTGTAGCAAAGCTCGCGCTAACGATAGCTCCTAACGCGATTTGATACCACTGGGGCATACCCGCAAGGGCCTCAAACCCATCAGACACTATACCTCGGCCCCACTCCCCACAAAAACTTAGCACAAGAGGAATACTGAAGAGCAGGGTCAACCATTCGTCCTTCCATGAGGACTGTGAAGCACGCATTGCCGCGAGATCCCAATCAATCTCCCCCGTTGCTTCTTTCATACGTATAGTGGCTTCCGCCTTTTGTATAGCGGTCTTGCCCTCTAAATAAGAAGACGCAAGACTACCTATGGAACCAATAAGTGCTTGTATCATTATACTTTCACCTTACTTTTTTTCTTTTTCTTGCCCTCACTAATAACTTTCGGCATTTTAGGATACGCAAGTTTTTCTAATTCACTTAACTCCTGATCGCCGGCGCTACTTTTCTTTTTCTGTCGGCCCCGATCAACAAGTGTTGGTACACTACCTCTCGATATGCTCATTTTTACTTTCTCCTCCTTTTGATTCTTTGTTTATGAATACGGCAAAACTTCCTGTCATCGCTCCAGTTACAACCGATATCAAAGATGCCATCTGTGTGCTAAGTTCTGGTTGTGCTAACGCATACTCTATGCATCTTATGTAAACTAATGTCATAACAATCATCATAAATCTGGGAACTATTTGCCATCTATTAAGTGTTTCTGGTGTCATTTTTTAAAGCTTTCATTTAATGAATCCACTACGCTGTCTATATTAGGCTCCTGACCCCCCGGCTCATATTTGCACTGGAACTCTATGGGGCACTGACCCTCTACAACCAAAGTATATGTATCATTTGCACCTTTGTATAGACAAACGTGTTGTCCATTCTTGGCTTTTTTTCTTTTATATCGTCTGCACGTAACATATTTTGGGCTCTCACGCACACCGCGTCTAATCTCTTGCTCCCAAGTCCAGTCACTAAATTTTTTTAAAAAGCAACTAAAACACTGAATAATATTTTCTGATTGTGCTAAATATATCACACCTTCGTGCGCACAAAGCCATTCAAACGTTTCCTGACCGCCTTGTTTACGGACACACTTAGTCGAACCATCCCCTGTCGAGTCCCATAAGGGAGTAGACGAAGAGGCCAAGAAAACCCAAGCCAACAGCAAGCACAACGGTAAGTGCCACGACGCTAATAACCTTTTCTCTAAATATCTTTTTATCATATATCTCCTGTTGCCTACGCTTGCGTATCTGCCCTTCCATACGTAATAGCTCATCCCACGCAGCCGTTCCGTGTGTAAACTTAATAAATTGTTGTAGCTCGTATCGCTGCTCTTCAAGCTTCTTTTTTGCTGCGAAAGCCTCGATTGCCTCTTGTTCTACCGTGCCACCGCCGAATACCTTACGAAACATAGTAGGATTCTTAGCGGACTTATGCGCTGCATCTACATCACTTACAGCACCCATCCATCTTGACAGATCCTGTGACATACTTTCAAGATCGCGGCCTGCCTGAAAGGCACGCTTAATCCCATTAAATGCCGTGGATGCTGTTGCTACAGCCGCAGAAATAGTGACTGGATCGAACATAGTTTTTCCCGTAGTTTCATAGTTTACTGACCTTTGTTTTTAATAAACTCCCTCTGCATTGCTGCATCTATACGCGCTGCGGTCTGTCGTTCCTGACTTGCCAACCGCTGTTGGAACTGATCGGCACGTAATCTCTGATTCTGTGCATCAAGATTTAGTTTCGCCTGATCGTTCTGCGCATCGTTCTGTTCTGCTTGCGCTCTAAGCTGCAACTCCTTCTCCTTGAGCTGCACTAGTGGATCTGGTCCCTGACCCGAGGCTTGCTGTGATAGCTGCCTTAGCTGCTGCATACCTTGCGCCACAAACTTAGCCTTAATACTCTCCATCAGCATCTCCTGCTGTTCTGGCGCCATTGGTCCCTGCTTACGCATCTCCATAATAGCCATCTCTTCCGCCTGTATCTGTACGTGCTCAATACAGTGCTTTTGTAAAGCTACAGCCATAGCCGGCATATTGGCTATCATAGGCGAGGCTCCAAAAATCAAATGCGCCATAATGTGGGACTCATGGTCCTGTGCTTTGAATGCTTTTAACGTCACCATATCCAAAACATCTATATTCTCTTGTGCCGGATCTTTCGGAGTGGGCTCCTCATCCGGTACACGCCGCATAATTCTGTCAGTGTCCTTAACACCAAGCGCATCATACATATCACGATATACCTCATACATATTATGTAAATCAGGTGCTGCTCCCGCTAACTGTAGCTTAGTCTGCGCTAACGCAATCCTTTGTGCCTGTGAAAATACATTTGGGTCCGATACAGGTATAACATCTACCCTATCATCAAAGTCTGTTGCCTTAACCGAACTATCTGCTCCCTCGACAGAATAGGGATACTCACCCGGTAAACTCTCGCTCATTACCCGTGACAAAATTTTAAATTCTAATCGCATCGCATAATGCAAGCGCTTATGCACAGCACTCATCACCCGTGAGCCCTGTTCCAATAAGGCTATAGTTGTACCTACAGCAGCCTGCTGATTGCCGTCACCGACCTTCATATCCGTGATTGTGGCAAATCTACGTCCTGCATCAACAACAAACCCCAGTAACTGGAAT